TTCATTATTGAGTTTAGTAATCTCCTTTGATAATTGTTGAAACTGACGTTCTCGGTCTTGCTCTTTTTTGATAGTCTCTTCAAGGTCTTTATAACCCTTCTTGAGTTCCTTAGCTTTAGTTTGAACGTCAGTAATTCTATTTAAACGAAACTCTTCTTCTATTGATTGAGTGCATGTAGGGCATGATACATTATCTTTAAAGAACTTATGTTCTTTGGTAAGAGTTGTTACCTTATTAGATAATTTACCCTTTAGATTGTTAAGCTTTAGTAACTTTTTACCTGCACCTGTCATCTTTCCTTGAGTCTTTATTAGGTCAGAAACCTCATGCTCAAGTTCCTCATTAGTTGTAACATACTTATCATTTTCAGTGATTAAACCATTAATCTTGTCTTTACTGGTTGTAATATCACTTTTACCTCTCTCCTCTAATTCTTTGATAAAATTATTTTGCATCGTCATTTTATCTTTCAAATTATCTTTTTTTAAGTCAAGAGACCTAATTTTTTCCTTCTTAACTCTAATTTTATCTTTTATTAAACTATTCATTGCCGAAAAAATACGTATATCTAAAAGATCCTCTATCACATCTCTTCGATTTGATCCACTCAACTGCATAAATGGAACAAATGTACTACTACCTAATATGACAATTTGTGTAAATGACTTGTAATTAACCTTTAATATATTCTCCTCAAGTATTTTTTGATTTGATCTATCATCCGCTTGTCGATGCATTTGATTACCATTCACTTCAATATCAAAAATATTTGGTTTCATTCCTCTTCGAACAATATAGTCACGACTATTAACAGAGAACTCAAGTTCAACGAGACAATCTCTTTCATTCACAGTATTCATCAACTGTGATTTGTTTATCTTACGAAAAGGTTTATTAAACAAAGCGAAGGTCAGAGCATCTAACATCGTAGACTTACCAGAACCATTTGTACCAATTATTAAATTTGTATTTTTTTCTAAAAAATTTATTTCATTCCAGTGATCACCAGTTGAAAGAAAATTTTTCCATTTTATAGTTTTAAAAGTTATCATTGTTTATGTCTTGGTGGAATAATAATATCATCAGGAGTAATTACAGCATACTTATAATTGTGAGCTTTGCATGTTTTTAATGCAAGGTCATCATCTATTTCAACAACAACCATTTCTTTGTTTTCATCTTCTTGTAGCATCATAGCATATCGAGTTGCATCATCTTCCTCTTCAAATAAAAATAGCACAAGATTTCCATACTGATCGTCAACAGCATATACTCCCTCTTCTCTTTTATTTTTAAGTGTTAGAAGATACATTACTCTACCTCGCAGGCTTCTTTGTATAAATCTTGAAATATATTTTTGACAATATTTTTATCAAACTCAATATCAGACTCATCAATGTATCGATTTAAAATTGAAATAGTGCTCTCTTCTTCCTCAATTTCGAAACTTTCACTTTCCTCAAGAACAAAGTTTTCAATTATTTTTAAGTCCTGTATACCAGAAGAATAGAGTTTATCAATAAATTTTTCAAAGTTTTTAGGATCAGATTTTTTACGAACAATTAATTTAACAATTTTATTTTTATATTCAGTCGTATTAAATAATTTATAATTAGTATCTTCATAATATACGTTATAGAATAATTTATAAGGATTATTAACTGGAGTATGAGTAAGGGTATCCGTATCAAAAATATGAAACCCTCTTGTATCATTTACATCATTCCAATACATTTCATATGGATTACCTAGATAATGTATTTTACCATTGGTTGAACGAGTATGAAAATGTCCAGAATAAACTGCATCAAACTTATCAAGTATATCAATATCCATTCCATTCTCCATCATGTGACCACGAGTAGCTCTAAATCCATTTAATTCTAAATGTCCCATTGCTACCTTACTTTTAGTTTCACTGATTAGATTAGTTGTATGCTCATAATTTTCAGAATTAATCCAAGGTAAAAGAAGAATATTTAATCCATCAATATCAATCTCAGTTGCTTTTGAAAATGTCGATATGTTTGAATAATCGTTTAACAAAAGTTCTGGTGAGTTTACATAATTGGTATTTTTGTAATAGCAATCATGATTACCAGTGATTGCATACACTTTATACTTTCTCATTGGTTCAAAGACAACCTTCTTTGACCACTCTAAACTCTGATAATCGATTGATTTACGACTATCAAATATATCTCCCATATGAATTATGATATCTATGCCTTCCTTTTCTAAGGTAGGAAAGAATACGTTATCATAGAATAACTGAAAATACTCATGAAGAGATGTAGACCCCTTACGTGCACCGTAGTGGGTATCTGTAATTATAGCAACTTTCATCGATTATTATTGCGATACTGAATATTATCTTTAATAGTATTAAAATCGGAACTAGTTCCTGACATTGCGTTATCGTCAACTGCCATAACTTCATCAAATCCACTTCTTTCAATAATCTTTGTTTTAATATCTAATTGTTTTTTTTCTTTCTGAATCCTTCTGAGAAACGCATAATGTATCACCTGCGTAAAGTAAGCAAAAGGATTCTTGGATTTCTCAGGATCAAAGTTATGTATGTACTGAACACAATTTTCAATACCATCAGAAATCATATCTTCTCGAAACATATAATTTACAAAGTTCGGTTTATACGACAAATGAGTTGCAATCTTCAAAAAACAAGAACCAAGATAATTTGATATGGGTGGTTTACCCTCCCAAGGTCCTGACTTAGGTGGATCTATACCATACTTTTTAAGATATGCTGCTTTTGCAAGTAATGCCTTTCCTCTATAAACAGTTATAGCCTGTAGTAATTCCTTGTTATTTACATAATGTTCGGATTTCTTTCTAGGCATACGTTTTATCTTTTTTCATACTAATATTATAACATATTTTTGATACTTGACAAGTCATGTAAATATGTGTACAATAACCTTTGTAGAGGTTGAAAGGGATATAAGATAGCTAAGTTTCTTGATTAAGTTTAAATACTTTTTCAAGTTTTTCACGAGCTTCATCGACTGTAGAGATATAACCCATTTCATAATTTGGTTTTGTTTTACCATCAATACTAAAAATTTTATTATCATCTTCATTTATATAATGATTATATAAATTAATTAATTTTTTATCTTTTGATTCTGTCATAGTAATTACTTTATCAAGATGAATCATAAAAATATCTTCATCAGTCAATTCCATCCAAGGTTTAACTTTTATAAAAGTTCCATTTGGAGTTACATTTGACCACATCATGACAGGATTTTGAAGAGCAATCACAGTATTTTCATCTTGATAATTGTCCACAAGAACTAATGAGAAGATTTCCTCTCCCGAAACTAGTTTAATAATTGCGTAAAATTCATCTTCCATTATTTTTTAAGAGGTATGTTGACTATATCATAATCAAAATTTTCTTCATTGTAAATTTTAATTCTTTCAATTAAGTGATTGAGGGTATAATTTTTTCGAGATTTATAACTAATATCATCAGCAATATCATATAAGGTAGCTCTTGTCTTTTGATTACCTTTACGAAGAACTCTTCCAATTGATTGAAGATTTCTTATTCTTGATTTAGACGGGGATGCAAAAATTACATTGTGTAAATTTTTGATATTAATCCCAGTGGAAAAAGTCCCGTACGAGGCAACGATAATAGCATTACTCTCTTTTTCAGTGATTTCTCGAACTTTTTCCCTGTCTTCGGTTTCCACTCCACCATGAATAAAAAAGACATTTCGATTTTCAATAATGTTGTTACTATTTATCAAGTTGTAAAGAGGTTCTCCGTGCTTCTCAACTCTTGCAAAGAGTATTAAAGTATTACCTTTGAGATCGAGTGCGAGATTTTTAATGAAGTTATTTCTCTTTGTATGACTAATAATATATTGAACTTCTTCCTCAAAAGTTTCAAATTTATTCGGTGGGTGTTTCAATAGAAGCACATTGATGTCCAGTTTAGCCAAATGCCCTTTCTTCATGAGCTCGTCAGTTTTAATGATCTTATAGGAAGGTCCGAACAATCCCTCAAGAACCCATTTATGAGTTTCACTTCCGTCCAATGTACCCGTGAATCCGTAACGATACTTAACGTTATCAAGTTTAGTCATTATAGATATTAATGACTTTGATTTAAATTGATGAGCTTCATCCCCAATTACTACAGAAAATCTCTCAAAATACTTTCTGGGGAGTTTATAAATTGACTGCCAAGTTGTTATGATAACTTGAGAGTCTGTATCTCTCTCTTTACCAGCATAAATTTTATGGCAAAATGAACCAACGTCCCAACCATAATCTGCGAAATCTTTATACATCTGTTCTACTAACGATGTCGTCGGAACGACTATCAAAATATTTTTCTCGTTACCAACATAGTATCTCACAATCGAATATATCATCAGAGACTTTCCTGATGCAGTCGGAGATATCAATAATTTTCTATTATGTCTTAAGGCGTCGTATACTCCATCTATCTGATAATCTCTGGGTCGATATTTAGATATTGAATTTATATAATCTTTAACACCCTCTGATGAGATAAAATCATTTACCTCAAAGGGAAGTCCATAGTATTCACTCTCCAAAAATTCGTATGTATAACTATGATCTTTACAAAATTGAATAATTCTATCTAATAATCCTACGTATATTTCTCCCTTCTGTGTATTAAATAATCTTATTTTACCGTCCCAAAATTTCTTTTTATATGCTGGTGAAAACTTTGCATTTGGAATATCAAAGGTGAATTGATCGGACAACTCATAGTAGATATGAGGTTCCGCATTTATTTTTAAATAAACCTCATTCTTTTTTGATATAACCAAATGAGACATGACATCTCCATCATTTTAGTTATTTATGCTCAACTTTTTGAGTGAAATCTATACCTTCCATATGATCATATTCATGTTGAAATACTCTTGAAGATAGTCCTTGCAACTTAATTTTATGAATTTTTTTCCCTTCATCCTCATATTTTACCACAACTGATTCTGGTCTTGATATATTTAAGTATACATCTGGATATGATAGACATCCCTCTTCCATCACCACAATATCCTTTGAGTATTTTAAAATCTTAGGGTTAAAACAAGTTATTGTTTCTTGTGTATCAAGATTCAAGATCATTACAAAAACTCTTTCATTGATTCCAATTTGATTCGCAGACAAACCAATACCATTATAATGGTACATATTTTCGTGTAAATGACAAGAAATTTCTGATCTATCTAAATTATAACTGCATTTTTGAACCTTTGTATGAAGTAAAGTATCATTGCAGGGAATCAATTTTTTTATCATGAGAATCCAGACTGAAAACGATGCCATTCGATAGCATTTTTAATTTGATAAGTACGATTTGATATAGTGCGTATGATTTCCTCTAGAAACTTGAGGGTGGTATCATAATATCTTATCTTTAAATCAATTGTTGTTAATCTCTCATCGGCATCTAGGTGCCTCTGTATTGCATCCTTTTCTCTTACCTTATACGGAAATGGTTCTTCTTCATAGATCTTTGGATCTGCCTTTCCTGTGTAGTAATTATATCTTTCTAATTTAATCTTTGCTTTTTGATCTCTTGCCTTCTCGCGCATCAAAGCAATAGTATTATATATCGTATAATACTTTGCGTGTAACTGAGGTATTTTTAGTGACTCATCATGTAAGTTATCAGGATCAATGGTTGCATCACGCTCCCACATCTCCTGAATTTCATCAAGATTCATAAAGGAGTTCTTCCGTCGGGTTTAACTATATTATACACTGTATACTTAAAAATTGCATCTGCTGTAAAGTAATTGACATCTGTATCTGTTGCCTCAAACTCTAATGAAGATAGACTAATTGGAAATAAATCAAAGAACTTGACAATTGCTGTTGTATTAAAATTACTATTCAGTATGTGTAGATTACCATCACTAAAAACTATTTCTTTATCTCTCAATCCCTCTGCATCAGTGGTTGCTTTTTTAAATTGTTCCGTTGTTTCTGGGTATCCAAGTCCTGTCAACCAATTATGTATTGCCATATAATTTTCTAAATTTTCATCAACTAAGAATCGAAGAGAAAATTCACCATACTGTAACTTATCACCAGGTACATCAATATCCTTCAAGTAACTTGGTTGTAATGCTGTACCAAGAGATATCTCAGGTATTCGACTTGAATTTGAAAAGAATGTTACCTTTGGTGTTTTTGATAATGTAAATTTAAATCCAATTGGAGATAAAAAATTACGATTTTCAATTTGGTTTGAATAAATTCTTGCCATAATTATTCACTTACTACTATACAATTTTTCCACCAAGCAGGTTGATATGTATATGATGCACCACCTATGGTTCGAGTTACAGTTGTTGCTTTTTGAGCATTTGCATCTGCTTCATTTTCATATATTAATCTTTTATGATATTCATTTGTCCAGTGATTATTACCTGCGTAGTATTCATCACCATTTGTTGGAACTGCAGATCCTAATTTGCTTTGTTTTTTAATATGATAAGGCATTATTAATTCTCCTTTTTTTTCTTTTTACCAGTTATGAATGATGGTGGTTCCATTTCAGATGCTGATGATTTTATTTTCTCTCTAGTTGATTCTAGTTCACTTTTTGCTTTCATTTTCTGTGCTTCAAATCTTTTTTTGGCGATTTCAGACCTGTCCTCCTTTGATTTTTCATCAGCAGAGTCTACCTCCTCCATAAATTTGCGAAAATGTTTCATCAGTTTTTTAACTATTTAGAATCTTTTTCAAGATGCTTAATTTGTTTTTTAATAATTTTTGCGTAAGTTACTTCGGCTTCTGTGTAATACTCTGGACAACATTTTGCAATTCTAATTATTTTTTTAGCTGCTTTTTTATCTCTCATATGAGTATTTATACACAAAAAAAGGGAAGTTTGTTAACTTCCCTTTGATCTATATCAAACTAGACTATCTATACTCTGCAATGTTCCCATCATTTCTTCCTGATGTGTTATCCATAATTGCCATCATGGATGAAACAAGGTTTGGATTTTTCTTGGCATATCCAGTACCAAAACGAGAATCAATGCTACGTATTGCTTCATGCAAATATTGATCTGCAACAAAACTAACAATTCCAAATTTTTCAGTAACTTTCATTTTTTGTATGTGTATATTACAAATAAATTATAACATAAAAAAAGAGGGTGTCAAGCACCCTCTTAAAAAATATGTAATTCGTAAATTACATAAGGTTCTTAACAGTAACTCTTCTGTAGTATCTGTTTGAGTTAGCCTTAATAGCACCAAGACCTTGATCGGTTCCTTCAGCAAATGGGTTTGCAACGATACCATATCTGGTCTTAAAGCCGATTTTTGGCTGGAAGGAGTTCTCTCCAACTGCTCTTACCATCTGTAGTGGTACGTATGGGCAGTAGAACAGTCCTGCGTCATAAGGTGATGTACCTTTGTATCCAATAACATAGTATTGGTTGTTTGATACGTTAGCAGAGAATGGGTCGATGTATACTCTGTACTTACCTTGAAGAACACCAGCAAATGTATTGCCTGTGTCATCAACGTTAAGATTTGCATTAAGTGCAGGAGTGTAGTCAAGTACACCAGCCATTGTTAATGCAGAAGCAACGTCAGCAGAACAAAGGATCATGTTACCCTTTCCTCTACGAGTTCTTTGTGCGATTGCGTTTGCATCTCTTTCCATTTGGAAGATAAGTCCTTTGAACTTCTCAACTGACCATCTACCATTTGAGTCGATATCTAAATCGAATGTACCTTGTTGTGCAACATTGTTTATAGCACCAGTTTCAGCAACCTTATAGATTGTTCTGATAACTTCTCTGTTGATTTCAGCAAGTATTTCTGTTGAAAGAATATTTGCTAATTCTGCTTCAGCGTTTAGACCGTGAATTGCCTTAAGGTCTTGAGCAAGTTCTAAACTGTACTCTGCCTTTAGTGCTCTGGACTTTGCAGTAACAGTGACCTTCTCGATTGAGAATGCCATTTCGTTGAAATCTGGTGAGCTATCTGTACCGAGAGCTTCAGATTTCTCTGTATCCATACCTTGACCAGTTTTGTATCCAAACTGAGTTGAGTCGGATGATGGGTTAAGTGCTGTTGGATCAGATGACTGAGTTCCACCTGTTGTACCAAAACCAACGGCTGTTCCGTTAGAGTTTGCTACATATCCACTACCAACGTCTGTTGTGTTACCACCAGAACTAACAGCAGAGAATGCTGTGTCTGCTTCGTCGAATAGTGCTTCGTTTCCACCCATCTCTTTGAACTTGGATCTCATCGCAAAGATAAGTCCAGTTGGTCCTGACATTGGTTGAACACCTGCTAGGTCATATGCGACCAAGTTAGGCATTGAACGACGGATTAAACTGATGAGAACAGGAT